AGACAGTGGTACCGTCAGTGGCGGGAGTCATCTTACCCCAAGTGGCCTTCTTGGCCTCGTCGAGGTAGAGCTCGGAGTAGAGACGCCACCAGCGCTGGTAGTGCTTGTCAATGCGCTGACCACCGATGGACAATTCTACGGAAGAAATTGCACGCTCGGCGACCCAGTTGCAGTCACCAGCCTCCGCGGTGGCGGTGGTGGCGATGTCGGACTCAAGTTCGAGGTACATATCTCCAACCAAGTCTCCGTTTCGGGCGACTGTGACGGAAACGCGACCAGAGTTGGCGGCAGTACCGTTGACGGTCTGCTCGATGTTCTCCATCGCGAAGTTAGTGTGGCGCTTGTATTTCGCCTGGTAAAAAGTTACCTCAGGGTTACCAGTAAGGTAGACATCCTGGGCACCGTACGCTACGAGTTGCATAAGACCACCGGCCATTTTGAGAGTTGTTGTACTATACACTGAGAAAATAATTTTGGATTAACGCGGCATTTTTGATTTCGATTTTTCTCAGCCTACATAAATGTCGACACACCCTGAAGAAGATGAAGTAGAGGATGGTGAGATTCTTGATTCCGAGTCTGATGATATCATCGAAGAGGAAGACGAGGAGATAGACTTTGATGAAGAACCGGATCTCATAGGACTCATGACCTCACTCATGGCTACCCCCGAGGGTGACACCGTATGTTCTGCGCTAGTTGAAATTTCTAACCAGATGCAAGTACAAAATAAAATTCTTATAAAGATTCTTGCCAAACTTCAAAATTAAAATTCAGTTAAAAGAAAAATGCGTGGTGATAATAATGGAGGACACTCATTTCATCGATCGGGAACCGAACAAATATGAAGCACTCATGGAGCTACAAAAGGAAGCCGTCCAATCGATGAATGAACAACAAATAGATTCTATCACCGAAAAATTTGAAATATGTTGGGATCTTCAAACCCAAGACTTTAGAAATGCCCGAGAACTGGGATACAGACAGTTTATTCACGGAGACTTCAGTGACCCTAACAAGATAGACATCTTAGCTATAAAACAAATTCGTGAAAGGCAACGTCAGTTTTTGATAACCCTGAAGAATAGAGCAAAAGATTTAGGAATTCTGACTAAAACGAACAGTGACGAAATCACGTTAAACAAACGTATCTGTAATGTTCTGAAACAACTTTATGATGGATACGAAAACGTCAGGCGTCATTATATTTCTTACGAACGTACCGTAAACCCCACAGCACTCACACAAGTAGCGTCCAAGTATGACCCTTCTACTATGGATGATGGAGCTATCGAAGATTGTATTCCGTATCAAAAGTGTCTCATATACACTCTCGATGAGTTGTATAAGTGTGGGTACAGGCGATACAAAGACTTTTGCTGTGAAGAAATTAAAACCATCGATGGGTACGGAACTCGCGCCTGGATTCCTCGGTATGAAATCAAATCTTTCGTGCGTAGTATTGCGCCCAAAGATGATGAATTTGAAAATTGGAAAAATTTTACGAGCAAAGGGAACATCTATCGTGATGTTATTGACTACATCACGCAGTGTGTAGATCCACAGTTTCCTCAAATCGAAAAGAGGCGTCACGTGTGGTCCTTCAAAAATGGCGTCTTTGTCGGTAAGGAGTGGATCCCTGATAAGGGACTGTACGACTGTAGATTTTACCCTTACGATAGTAAGGAATTTCGCTGCCTCGATCCAACAATCATCGCCTGTAAGTATTTCGATCAACAATTTGACGACTTTTCTCACCTAGAAAATTGGCAGGATATCCCCACACCTCATTTCGACACTGTGTTAAATTATCAGGGTCTAGAAAAAGAAGTATGCAATTGGGCGTACGTGATGGGTGGACGTCTCTGTTACGATGTAGGTGATTTGGACTGTTGGCAAGTGATACCCTTTTTCAAAGGTATAGCTCGGAGTGGTAAGTCCACACTGATCAACTCAGTATTTAAGCGATTTTATGAAAACGAAGATGTGGGTACCCTCGGAAATAATATCGAACGAAAATTTGGTCTCTCGGCTATCAAAGATTCATTCATGTTTATCGCACCCGAGATTAAAGGAGATTTAGCTCTCGAGCAGGCAGAGTTCCAGTCTATTGTTTCTGGTGAGAGTGTATCTATCGCAGTCAAGAATAAAACCGCTGTGTCAGTTGAGTGGAGTGTTCCAGGTGTCTTGGGAGGCAACGAGGTTCCAAATTGGAAAGACAACAGTGGTTCCGTCCTTCGGCGTATTCTCCCGTGGAATTTTACGAAGCAGGTTCAGGAGGCTGATCCTCATCTCGACAAGAAGCTAAACAAAGAACTACCGGTCATCCTATTGAAATGCGTGCGCGCGTATTTGGACTATTCCAATAAATTCCGAGATCGAGATATATGGAATGTAGTCCCAGAGTATTTTAAGATTATCCAGAAACAAGTTGCTATGGTTGCCAGTACACTACATAATTTCCTCGAGTCGACCAGTATCAAGTTTGGTGAAGAACTCTTCGTACCTCAAAAGCTCTTCGTACAGGTATTCAATCAACACTGCCAAGCGAACAATCTCGGAAAACATAAATTCCATCCCGACTTTTACGTGGGTCCGTTCAGCTCTAGGAACATCGAGGTCAGGAACGAGGTGGTGACCTATGGTGGTAGGGTATACCCAAGACAACCCATCATCTATGGTCTAGATGTGGTCGAGGAAAGCCTAGGATTCACAGAAGACTTTTGAAAAAAAATACTAGTACATAGTAGTAATGAGTAATCGAGGAATTCGAGAGTTCATCGATAGCTCCGGCATCAGAGTAGAAAGTTCGTCGAGTCCAGCGTCTACCGCTTCATCGAACAATAACTTTGCGCGTGAATTAGAGCTTGAACTTATGAAGAAACAGGAAGTTCCACCGGCACTTAAAAGAAACATAGTGAGTAACAGGCGTTACGAGGGTATGTTTAAAGAGTTTGAAAATGATTCCGAGTCTAATTTGGATAACGAATTTAATGACGTTAGATTCAAACAGGCTTTGGCCGATACCACGTTTGATAATAACGCCTTCGCGTACCTGCGACCTAAAGATTCACTCCAAGTGAGTAAACTAAACCCCGGTATGTTTAACGCTACCGTAAATAAAATGTTTAAAAATGAACCTAGAATAGATATCAAAAACATACTTACTAAAAAACCACTCGCTAAGTCTCCCATCGGAGGTGGTCTTTATGTAGACACAAAAGAAATTAGAGGAATTGTGGGTCGAATGCGAACCACCTTTTCTCATACGAGGGAATACGGACCTAAAGGTGGACTCAATCAAAACTTTTTTAGTGCTCAACTCATTTTAGAAATTTCCAACGGTGCGGAAAAGAAGGGTGCCACCGTTAACTTTTTCAAGAATGGTAAGATTCGCTTCTCGGGTGGTTTTGTCGGAACCAACATAGAAACGCAACCAGAACTTCTCCGTCGTTTCGTGGTCGACAACTACAGCGACCGTGAATCCTTTTTATATAATCCATTCGATTACAATAACGTGAGCGGTCAGTTTAAGATTAACGGTACGTTCAAAAACATGGGACGAATTGCGAGTATGTACAGAGAACTTAACATAAACTCTAGAACTACGTATGAACCGGAACTTAGTCCATTTTTATACGTGTACGCCGGAGAGCACAAGTATATCATCACTAAAACGGGTAACGTGCAAATTTCGGGTGCGGTCACTCCCACTGCCATGTTAAATGCGTACAACAGGGGTCAACAATTGATGGAACGTATTCACGAGATGGGTGAAATCGATGTTACAGGTGTATTCGCAAACAGCGACAAGAAGACGAGGAAGTCTAAGACCAAGGCAAAACCCAAGCCCAAACCCAAGCCCAAGCCCAAGGCGAGTCCTAAAAAGAAGAGAATTCTCAATAACATTCAGGTGTCCGTGTTGAAGGTGAACAGTAAGAAATGTGAACGTATGCCTAAGAATGAACTCATAGATCTCGCGCGGAAGATGGGTGTCGTCAATTTCCGCACGACCACTGTGAATGGTAGTCGTGCTTCTACTCGCAAGGAAATATGCGAGAAGATACGAAGTATCGCGAATAAGAAGCCCGTAACCTTTAAAAACGTACAAACCAAAAAGAACGTGTCCCTCACTGGAAAAGTTAACACCAAAAATTTCCGTGTAGGTAAGAAGTTGTGTTCCAGTCTGGGTAAAC